ATGTTCGAGGATACCCGGTCGAAAGGAGGGAAGGATGTCGACCTCACGCTCCTCAAACCGTTCGATGACGATCTTCACAATCCCGGCCCCCCGGCCATCACTGCCCCAAAGAGCGAAGAGGCTCCCTGTCCCAGCGTAACGCTTGGAGAGGCTTATGAACGATATCTCTCCGATCCGACGCATCATTGGACGGCGCGAACGCGAGAAACCTACGACACGGTTCGCAAACTCGCGGTTTCCGTGATCGGGGCGGAAACCGAAATCCGAAGCCTCTCTCGCAATCACATGCGTCATCTGATGGAGGTCTTGCGTTACCTGCCCCGAAACGCGACGAAGCTCTTCCCCGATCTCTCACCCGAACAGGCGTCAGCCCGCCTGAAGGAGACCGGGAAGGGCGTGCCCATCAGTGTTGCGAACGCCAATGTCTATCTCAGCAGCCTGTCTAGCTTTCTCAACTGGGCGGTCGATGAAGAATTGGCCGAGCGTAACCCCGTGAGAGGACTCCGCTTCGCCGACAGCACGGCCAAGAGGGATAAGCGCAATCCATTCTCGCCAGACCAGTTGCGTCTCATCTTCCATGCTCCTCTCTATACGGGCTGCAAAGATGGCGACCGGGGCTATGCGACGCCCGGTCATGAGCGCCCTCAAAATGCGCGCTATTGGGTTCCGCTGATCGCCTTGCACAGCGGGATGCGATTAAACGAGATATGTCAGTTGGACACGACAGATGTGCGGATGATCGATGGTGTGCCCTGTATAGTGATCACGACAGAGTCACTGGTAGGCACCACGGATAAGCAGCTGAAGACGGGTGCGAGTGAACGGCTGATCCCCATCCATCAGCGCCTTCTCGATCTCGGCCTGATGACATACGTCGCACAGAAACGGCGAGCGGGGGAGGAGAAGCTCTTTGCTGAAATCGATCCCGGCACCAAGGGCGTCAGGGCCGTCGCGTTCAGCAAATGGTTCACCCAGTTTCTCAGCAACATCGGCGCGCGGCGCGAGAAGACCTGCTTTCATTCGCTGAGGCACTGTTTCCGGGATGAACTGAGGCATGCCCGAATCGATCACGATCTTGCGATGGCCCTTGGGGGATGGACGACGGGGTCTTCCGCACATGGAAAGGTTTCGGAAAATTACGGGCGGGGGTATCGGGTCGAGGTGCTGGCGGAAGCTGTGAACAGACTCACTTTCGCCGATGTTGACCTCTCTCATCTCGGACGTTGATCGTGAAAATCCAGCCACGACCCCGCTTCCGGGCGAAGCCACAGGTTATCAGCAGTTCCTGTGATGTTCTCTTTGCTCTACAGAGGAGCGCATCATGAGGACGTCTATGAATCAGGTATCCGGGTATCGCACGAGAAGGTTCAACCATGTCGGGTGAAATGATCCTCTATAACACCGAGGATGGCGTAACGGTCGTCCAACTGAGGGCGCGGGACGGATCGGTCTGGCTCAGTCAGGCCCAGATTGCTGAGCTTTTCGAAGCGACGAAGCAGAATGTCAGCCTTCACATCCGTCACATCCTTGAGGAGGGAGAGCTAGAGGAACATTCAGTCGTCAAGGAATACTTGACAACTGCCGCTGACGGCAAGGCCTATCGGACATTGCATTACAGCCTGTCTATGATCCTCGCGATCGGCTTCCGCGTTCGCTCGGCGCGCGGCTTGCAGTTCCGGCGTTGGGCGGCGACCAGCCTGTCGGAATATCTGGTGAAGGGTTTCGTCATGGATGACGCCCGCCTCAAGGAACCGGGGACCGACTATTTCGATGAGTTGCTGGCCCGCATTCGCGACATCCGGTCTTCGGAGCGGATGTTCTACCAGAAGATATTGGATATCTACGGCACCAGCGTGGACTACGACGGACATGCCGAAACAACCCAGCTTTTCTTCCAGACGGTGCAAAACAAGATGCACTGGGCGGCGCACGGTCACACTGCCGCTGAAGTTATCTCCGCCCGCGTCAGCGCCACCAAGGACCATATCGGGCTGACCTCATGGGCAAACCAATCCAAGGGCGGCCCGCCACGCAAGACTGACGTCACTGTCGCTAAGAACTATCTGTCCGAAGAGGAGATTCAAGCGCTCAATCGGATTGTGACCGCGTATCTGGAATTCGCGGAGCTTCAGGCGATGAGCCGAAAGCCGATGACGATGCGCGACTGGATCGCCAAGTTGGATGATTTCTTGGCGCTAAGCGATCGTGATATTCTAAGTCACGCGGGTAAGGTCAAGGCGGATGCGGCCAAGGCAAAGGCGCAGATCGAGTATGACAAATGGCATGCTGACCAATTGAACAAGCCCAGCATAGTGGAGCGGCATTTTATCGAAGCTACAGCAAAGGCCAAAAAGATCGGCGCATCTCGCCCCTCATCGACGCCCAAGGAGACCTGAAGGAGCGGCGGCCATTTTTCCCACAATTCTGCGGGATTGAGGCTGGTCCGGGCTCACTAT